ATATAATGCAGAAGGTATACCTGCATTTGAATGGAGTCAAACTAAAGGTTTACCTGCTAAGTTTTGTACATCAGATGTTAACAATGATGGTACAGAAGTACTTCATCATACTGATGAAACAGGTTATGTTTATAAACATGATACTGGTAACAGTTTTGATGGTGCAAATGTAGAAGCAGAATTTCAAACACCAGATATGGATTATGGTGATAATGGTTTAAGAAAAAGTTTATATAAAGTTAAAACTAATATTGAACCTGAGGGAACACAAAACGATTTACTATTAAGAATTAGATATGATTTTGAAAGTTCAGAAGTTCCTCAACCAGGAAACTTTGCAGTAGGAAATTTAAGTTCAGCTTCATTATTTGGAACAGCATTATTTGGAACAGGTATATTTGGAGCAACAACACTACCAAGTAAAAGTATATTAGTAACAGGAAGTGGGTTTTCTAATAACTTTAAATTTTTTAGTGATGATATAAATGCTCCATATTCAGTAAATGGAATGTTTGTTTCATTCATAGCAGGAGGAAGAAGATAAATTATGGCAGGATATACTAGACAGAGTTCATTAAATAATGGTGATATTATTACAGCAGCATTATTTAATAATGAATACAATCAATTATTATCAGCATTTAATAATTCAACAGGACACAAGCATGATGGTACTGCAGCAGAAGGACCAGTCATTGCTCTTATTGGAGATTCAGGTCTTACTACTCCTTTAAACAAAATTGAAATAGATACAACTAATGATGAAATAGGTTTTCATATTGATGTATCAGGAACATCTACAGAACAATTTAAATTATTAGATGGTGGGATTGTTCCTATTACTACTAATGATATTGATTTAGGTACAAGTTCTTTACAATTTAAAGATGCTTTCTTTGATGGAACAGTTACATTAGATGGTTTAGTAATTGGTTCAGCAACATCTATTACAGATGTAGATACAGATTTAACTTCAGTATCAGCTAGTGATGATACATTAGCTAGTGCTAAAGCAATTAAAACTTATGTTGATGCACAAGTAACAGCAAGTGATTTAGATTTCTCTGGTGATGCTGGTGGTGTTCAATCAGTTGATTTAGATTCACAATCATTAACACTTACTGGTGGAACTGGTATTGATACTACAGGTTCTGCACAGACAATGACTTTTGCAATTGATAATACAGTTGCAACATTAACAGGTTCACAAACTCTTACAAATAAAACTTTAACTAGTCCTGTATTAAATACAGCTATTAGTGGTACAGCTTTCTTAGATGAAGATAATATGGCATCTAATTCTGATACTAAAGTTGCATCTCAACAATCTATTAAAGCATATGTTGATTCACAAGTAACTGCACAAGATTTAGATTTTCAAGCAGATACAGGTGGAGCATTATCAATTGATTTAGATTCAGAAACTTTAACTTTAACTGGTGGTACAGGTATTGATACTGCTGGTTCTGGAAATAGTGTTACATTTGGAATTGATTCTACTGTAGCAACATTAACAGGTTCTCAAACATTAACAAATAAAACTTTAACTACTCCAGTAATTTCTACAATTTCTAATACTGGTACAGTAACATTACCAACAGCAACTGATACTTTAGTAGGAAGAGCTACATCAGATACTCTTACTAATAAATCTATTAATGTAGATAATAATACAGTAACTAATATTGAAGTTGATAATTTAAAGTCTGGAGTTTTAGATATAGATTTAACAAGTGTTGCAGCAACAGATACTACTCTTGCTTCAGCAAAAGCAATTAAAAGTTATGTAGATACACAAGTTGCAACTATTCCAGTTGGAGATATTACTTCAGTTGTAGCAGGTGATGGTTTAACAGGTGGTGGAACATCTGGTGATGTAACTTTAAATGTTGTAGGTGGAACAGGTATTACTGCAAATGCAAATGATATAGCTATTGATGCAACTGTTGCTACATTAGATGGCACTCAAACTTTAACTAATAAATCTGGTGACATTTCACAATGGACAAATGATGTAGGATATTTAACTGCAGAAACAGATAGTCAAACATTAAGTTTTTCAACACCAACTTTAACAATTAGTAATGGTAATAATGTAAACTTAAGTACATTAACAACTGGTTTAATTACAGCAAGTTCAACTGATACATTTACTAATAAAACTATTGATGTAGATGCAACAGGTAATTCAATTACTAATTTAGCTGATGCTAATATTAAAACAGCAGCAGCTATTGATGCAACTAAAATAGCAAATGGTTCAATATCAAATACTGAATTTCAATATTTAGATGGCGTTACATCAGCTATTCAAACTCAAATTAATAGTAAACAAGCAACTATTGATGCGAGTGCTAGATTAAATGCTAATCTAGTTGGAGATGGTTCGGTAGATAATACTGAATTTAGTTATATCAATGGTGTAACTTCTGCAGTACAAACTCAATTAGATGCTAAAGCTTCTAATGGTTTTAGTATTGCAATGGCAATTGCACTTTAATTGTTGACTTAGTAATAAAAATATAGTATAATAGGATAATTAGGATAAAAATATGGCACAAAACTTTAGACGATATACAAGCAATGATGTAGGAACATCAGCAGCAACTTTATTTACAGCAGACAGTTATGATACTGTTGTAGGTATTTCAATTTCAAATGTAACAGCTTCAGCAGTTAATGCTTCTGTTTATATTAATGATGGTTCAAACGATATTTATTTAGTTAAAGATGCACCAATACCTGCTGGTTCATCATTACAAGTTTTAGATGGTGGAGCAAAGTTTGTTGTTCAATCTGGTGATACTTTAAAAGTAATATCTGACACAGCTTCATCTTTAGATTGTTGGGTATCAACAGTTGACGCAATAAGTTCATAGGAGAATAAATGCCTTTTATAGGAAACCAACCAGCATTATCTTACACAAGTTTTGCAAAGCAAGACTTCACTACAAGTGCGACTACATCTTACACATTGGATAATCCAGTTGCTAATGCAAATGAGTTAGCATTATTTATTAACTTTGTAAGACAAGAACCTACAACTGCATATTCTGCATCTGGTACAAGTTTAACTTTAACAAGTGCTACATCTGCAACAGATGATATGTACTGTGTGTTTCTAGGTAAAGCTGTTCAAACTGTTAATCCACCAAACGCATCTGTTGGTTTATCTCAACTATCTGCTACTGGTACAAAAGACAGCACAACCTTTTTAAGAGGAGATAATACTTTTGCAGAAGTATCTGCACCTGGTTTAAATTTAATTAAAGAAGTTAATGCTAGTAATGTTTCAGCAGTAACTTTTGTTGATGGTACAGATTCAGTAGTCTTTGATTCAACATACAAAGTTTATTTTTGTACTTTTACAAATATTTTATTAGCATCAGATGAAGAATTATTTTTAAGAATATTGAGTGGTGGTACTGCTCAATCTGGTGCAACAGCTTATTGGACAGGTTTGTATGGTACTATTGGTTCTCCAGCTTTACCAGGTGCTTACAATGACAGATACGAAAATGCTTTGTGGGGTTCTCCTGGAGATGTTGAAAGTACAATTCCAGTTTCTGGTTATGTTTATTTTTATAATGTGGGTCAATCATCTACATATCCAATGGCTATGGGTCAAATGTTTATGCAAAGAAGTAATGGTAATCACTATGCAATGAATTTTGCTGGATATTATAAAACAGCTATTTCAAATTTTGATGGATTTACTTTAACTAACAATGGTGGTGGAAATATATCATCAGGAAACTTTAAACTATATGGAATATCATAATGACTAAATATATATTAATAAATGGTGTTCGTAGAGAAATGACATCTACAGAGGAAACTAAATTTGACCAAGATGTTATTGATACAAAAGCAGTAATAGATGCAAAAAAATTAGAAGAACAAAACGCAGAAACTAAAAAAGCATCTGGCAAACAAAAACTTTTAGATTTAGGTTTAAGTGAAGATGAAGTCAAAGCAATGATAGGAATATAATTATGGCAATAACAAAAATACCAGCAGCAGGTTTCACAGGCAATAACTTTAGAAACATCATCATCAATGGAGATATGAGTATTGCTCAAAGAGCAACTTCTGTTACTGGAATTACTGGTTCTGGTTATAATACAGTTGATAGATTTAGTACCAATATATTAACTATGGGAACTTTTACTGAATCTCAATCAACAGATGTTCCAACTGGTCAAGGTTTTGCAACATCTTTAAAATTAGATTGCACAACTGCTGATGCTTCTCCAGCAGCAGGAGATAACATACAATTTAGACAAAAAGTTGAAGCACAAAATTTACAATATTTAAAATTTGGAACATCATCTGCTGAAAGTATAACATTATCTTTTTGGGTTAAATCAGTAAAAACTGGAACTTACATTGTTGAATTAAGACATCATGATGCTACTAAATTTATTTCTCAATCTTACACAATCTCATCAGCTTCAACTTGGGAAAAGAAAACTTTAACTTTTCCTGGATATACAACTACTGGCTTTGGTAATGACAATGCTGCTGGTTTATTTATAAATTGGTGGTTGGGTGCTGGAACTAATTTTACATCTGGAACATTAAATACTTCTTGGAATAGTTCAGTAGATGCTAATAGTGCAGTAGGTCAAGTCAATCTTGCAGATAGCACATCAAACGAATGGTACATTACAGGAGTACAATTAGAAGCTGGAACATCAGCATCTGATTTTGAGTTCTTGCCTGTTGATGTGAATAAAACAAGATGTCAAAGATATTATCAAATACTTATAGATGATGATAGTTCAGCAATTCCATTAGTTCAATATCAAGCTAATTATAGAGCATTAGTACAAAGTTTTATAACAGAAATGAGGTCAGCACCATCATATTCAACAGACTCTATATCTCAGTTTCCTGGTTTTGATGGAGCATCAATAAACAAAAATACTATTTCTGCTTATTATGGAGTTAGTTATACCAACGCAGATTCAATGAATGTTAGGAGATTAAGATTAAATGCAGAATTATAATATAGTAGAAAAACAATATAATGAAGATGGAACTATTTTTCAAAATTATAAAGTTATTTTAAATGATGATTCACATTTTTATGTTCCATTAGACGAAACAAACACAGATTACCAAGCAATTCAAGAATGGATAGCAGAAGGAAATACAGTAATAGATAATGGAGGTGGAGAGTAATGGCATA